TAATGAAACTTCAAATTAAAGCTCAAGTTGCTGAAGCTGCGCTTAAATGGTTAGGCGAAGCTATATTAATAGGCCGACAGGCTGAACATGAACTTAAAATAAGAGAGGTTGAAGAAAATGAGAGTTAACAATGACAACGCTACCCAAAATGACGAGGGCGTGTTGGATGAGTCTGAATCCACCACAAAAAATAAGCCTGTTGTTGATACTTCTACTTTAGATTATATTGAGTCTATTGCAGAAAACAACGAGGAAGTATTAAAGAAAGAAGAACGAGAACTAGCTGTAGAAGAAAAAAGAGAACCTGCTGATTGGGCTAAAGAAGAGAAAGAAGAAGAGAAACAGGAAGAAAAACAAGAAGAGAAGCAAGAAGAGAAACAAGAAGAAAAAGAAATTAAAAAAGAGGATGACCCTCTTGTAGATATTGTTGTTGATGGAAAACCTCAAAAGGTCCCGTTATCTAAAATAATTGACGCGGGAAAGAGGACTATCCAGAAAACAACTGCAGCAGACAGCAGACTAGAAGAAGCAACTCGTCTGCTAAAGGAGGCTAAAGAAACTACAAAGCTACCCGTTAAGGATGTTAAAGTAGAAGAAAAAGTCTCAACGGTCGATATGAATAAGCTTCGAGCTAATTATGTTCATGCTTCTCAGTACGGCACTGAAGCAGAAGCAATAGAAGCTTTAGAAGCGTGGGAAAAAGCTATTAATGACAATAGAGTTCCTATACAAACTACTCCTATTGTTACTGATGACGATATTAAAAGAGTCATAGTAGTTACTGAACTTGAAAGACGTATCAATGCTACTCCTGAAGAAGGCGGGTTTTCAGACATAATAGCAAATCCTATTCTTAGAGACCAGACAAGGGCGCTCGTTGATAACCTTGTAGCTAATGGAAAAGGTTCATATGCTTCATTTGAAACTTATAAAACAGCGGGCGAGGCTGTTAGACTTATGGGAGTTGTTTTAGACCCTAGCTACACTCCACCCAAAGCTGTCAAAAAACAAGATTCATTTGAAGACAAACGAGCAAAGAAAAGTAAAATTGATAACTTAGAACATGCCTCTGCTAAAGTTAAACAGACGTCTGTATCAGACGACGATAAAGAAGAAACTGTATCAGAAACAATTAACAAGATGAAAAAAGCAAGAGGCCAATAACTCGGATTAACTTCCGGAAAGGCTCACCATGGCAGGACAAATTTGGTCGGTAAACACAATTGGTGGGTATATGAGCGCAAGATCACTTAGCAAGAAATTGCGGTTTTCTTTGTTCAATGTGTGTAAGTTTCGTCAGTTCGCTGATGTAAAAGACGCAAGTCAGCAGGGTAAAAAGAAGGGTGATTTGTTTACCTGGGACGTTTATTCTACTGTAGCAACTCAGGGCACAACTCTGACAGAAACAAACACAATGCCCGAAACACAATTTACCATCACACAGGGTACGCTAACTATTACGGAAGCTGGCAACAGCGTACCGTATTCTGGAAAATTGGACAACTTGTCTGAGCACCCTGTCACTGAAATTATAAACAAGGTTCTTACTCAGGATGGTAAACAGGCATTTGACACACTGGCTCATGCCCAGTTTGACGCAACTCCGCTGAGAATTGTACCCACAGCTGGTACGAGTACTTCAGCACTAACCTTAACTACCAATGGCACAGCAACACTCACGAATACTATTGCTTTTGGTAAAGCACATGTTGGATTGGTGGAAGACTTAATGAAAGAACGGAATATCCCTCCGTATGTCGCTGATGACTATTACGTTATAGGTTGGCCTTCAACGTACAGGTCTATGAAGGACGATCTTGAAAGTGTATTCCAATACACAACTGAAGGTCTTCAGATGATTAAGAAGGGAGAAATCGGTCGGTATAACAACATGAGATTCGTTGAACAAACGAATATTGCAAAAGAATCATGGACAGGAGCTAAGTCCGACTGGTTATTCTTTATGGGCGGCGACACTGTTGCCGAGGGAATTGCAGTACCTGAAGAAATGAGGGGAAAGATTCCTACTGACTATGGCCGTAGCAAAGGAATTGCATGGTACTATCTTGGGGGATTTGGTCTTGTGCATACCGTTGCTGCAAATGCTCGTATACTTAAATGGGACAGCGCTGCGTAAGCAGGAAGGAGGATATTATGGGATACGATGATCCGAGATACGGCGTTGTTCAAAGAATGACGCTTCGTGGCAAAGCTGCCCAAACGTCTGTTATTGGAGCTAGAGTAGAAGCTGACAGACGAACTCTAATGACAGGAATTACAGTAAAAGATTTTAACGTATTCTTTGTTGATGGCGCTACCACTACAGGCGCGGCTGCAACTACTGCATTTAAAGTTGGTCTTGCAAAATCATTAGGCGGCACAGGCGCAGTTACTTTGTTTGGCACGGCTGTAGTCGGGACACAGGCTAACGGTTCTGTTTTAGACGGCGCTGTTACAGAAACAAGTTTTGTTGCTGGAGATGATATTGTTTTATCATACGAAGCAGGAACAGCTTTACCTGCCGGCGCTTTGCAAATAGAAGCAGATGTGTCTTATGTTGAACAGTTTACTGGATAACTAACTACTTAACTCATTAGGAAGTGCTCCTAAGAAATTAGGAGCACTATTAAAAAAAAATGAAAAAAGCTTATTTAGTACGATACGGAGCATACGGCGACCACGTTCATATGAGTTGTGTTATACCTGTGTTTAAACAACTAGGTTACCACATTACTTTTGAATATAATTACAAAGGCGCTCAAATACACTTTTATAATCCTAACATTGATAGACATATTATGCATGAACCTTTTGATAAGAAAAATACTTCTGAAGAGGCAATGAAAAAAAGATACTACAGATTACTTGATATGGAAAACCAGTTTGATGTATTTGTAAATTTTACTCATTCATTAGAAGACGCTTTAATAGCTTCTGAAAAGACAGCAGAATATTTCTGGCCTTTACGATTACGTAGAGAAAAGAATACTAACATATGTTACTACGACCAATCAATGATGTGGGCGGGTCTTACAAAACCTGAGTACATGGGTAAGACGGGAGAAATATATTTTACTCAGAAAGAACACAACCACGTACTAAAACAATTAGAACACTACAAAGATAAGTTTGTAGTTCTTTGGGCGTTACGTGGAACGATGTATCAAAAAGCAGTATACCCAATGGCTAAAGAACTTTGTACTAAGTGGATTGAACGTTATCCTAACTCTGTTATTATAACAACAGGAGATGAGTTTTGTAAACAGTTTGAATGGGAACATCCTAATGTTATTCATAAATCAGCAAGAATGCCGTTTAGACAAGCTCTTCTTATGTCGAAGTACGTTGACTTAGTAGTAACTCCAGAGACAGGTTTAGGTATAGGAGCTGGAGCTTTTGGCACTCCTAAGATAATGCTGTTAACTGCTGCTAGTATAAAGAATATTGTAGGAAATGATTCTAACGATTTTTCTCTTCAATCAGAAGCGTGGTGCTCCCCTTGTACTAGAGCAATATACAATACGTACAACTGTGAAATAGACCCAAAAACTAAGTTACCTATATGTGTAAGTTTTGACAAAGATAAAATTTTAAATCAAATGGAGAAAGTATATGATCTGCATCGTGTGCCAAAACGGAATGAAGTTCTTGACGGAAGACCTATATATATGTAGTTCTTGCTCTCATATATCTAGTTCAATTAAGCCCGATACGTCTATTTACGATAAGTCATATGTAATTAAATACTCAAGATACGAACGCTCCGATATTAACAAGAAGCTACAAAGTGCTAGATTAAGCATATTACAAAGTCTCTCAAGCTTAAAAGAATTAGAACCCATATTAGACTTTGGTTGTGGAGTAGGTTCGTTTGTTAGACATTGTCAATCTCTTTTATTAAAAGTACAGGGTTTTGATATAAATCCTTATAGTGAATTTTGTAATGTAGAGACGTTGTTTCAAAGATATTCTTCAGTAACTTTTTGGGATTCATTAGAACATTTGTCTAATCCCGTTGATGTAATAGAAGGGCTAAAGCCTAAGTACATTGCAGCGTGTGCTCCATGTACAGACGACTTTAAATGTGGACTTGAGAATCTAACTCAATGGCATCACTACATGCCTCAAGAACACTGTCACTACTTCTCAGAAGAAAGTCTTATTAAGTTGTTTGAATCATGCGGATATTCTGTTGTTACAAAAGAATTTGTAGAGTCAGATATCAGACGTAGTGGAGGACATAAAAATATAGTATCTATAGGAGGCATTTTACGTGGGTAATATTAAAAAAGTGTTAGCTATATCTGAATTAGAACCTCGGTCAATTACTTCAACAAGTATTTGGGGCGACCTTTGTGAAAATATTCATTTACATTATCGTAACACAAGACTAGAGTTTTCTGAAAGAGAATGGGCGTCATTCAGAGCTGCAATAAACGGTATAGGACATGGTATTGAGAAAGTTTCTATAGAACAGGACTATAGAGAAGGCGACCCTCAATTCTTAATTTCAATATCATTTAATGAACCTATTCTACACGATTCTAAATACTTTTCAGATAGATTTGTAATTGAACTTGAACGAGATGATACTGTTCATATTCATTACAGAGATATTAGATTTCATGTAACGTTAGCAGAGTTCAAACAAATTGCTAATTCTTTTGTGTCTTCTCTACAAGTACTAGATTCTGTTAAACCTTTTAAATACGAAAACTCAGAAAAACGGTTAAGAGCTACAGTAGACATTAATGATATACAACCGTACGATGCAGGGCATAGGCCCGGAAACATAGACGCAGACCACAGAGCTGGAATAGAATACGCTAAATCTTTAATATTGTCAGGAAAGAAACTACGACCTATTTTAGTAGACGCTACTGGACAGAGGTTAGATGGATTTAAAAGATACATGGCGTACTACGAACTAGGGTACAAAGAAATAGACTGTATCATAGACCCGTTTCCAGTAGCATTAGGCGGCCAATCAAATCAATCTATGGTGGAGGATTAATGAATCCATTTAAATACGATTTAGTAAGATATACACGAGGAGTTGGGATTGAAATTAGTGAAGATACTCAAAAGATGTTTCCACATTTTATTAAGTGGAATCTAGAAGCTGTTCATCTTCTTAGAAAACATTCAATGGACTTTTCGTGTATTACAACAAAGAAATTTGTACTCGAAGACATTATTCAATTATTTAGTGTTGTTAAATGTA